GGGGTAAAAATCACGGAAGGAGTATAAGCATATGGAAAAAGATAAACAAACAACTTCACGTGCGAGTCAAACTAGGTCTAAAAAAGAAAAACCTAAAGTTTGGTCTCCACCCAACTCACTCGATGCACCACCTGCGCCAAAAGGTTTTCGACATCAGTGGATTAGAGCTGAAAGCATGGGGTATCAAGATACCAAAAATGTTGCAGCGTCTTTAAGAGAAGGATACGAATTAGTTCGAGCTGATGAATATCCCGATCAAGATTATCCACAAATGTCTGAAGGAAAATACGCAGGAGTAATCGGAGTAGGTGGCCTTTTGCTGGCAAGGATACCAGAAGAGATCGCACTTCAAATTGACGAGTACTACAAACAAAGAACTCGAGATAAAGAAGAAGCCATTAACAACGATCTTATGAAGGAACGGCAAGCTGGGATGAAATTCAATAGTGAATCTTCATCTAGTGTAACCTTTGGTGGTACAAAGAAAAGCTAATTATTTAGCAATTCCTACCCAACAAATTAACCCGTACTGGAGGCTCTTCGGAGCAGGTACATAAAAAGGAAACTACTATGGCAAATGCAAGTACAACTGGATTTGGTTTAAGAATGGTAATGAATGTTGGAAATACTCCAGCAACTTCAGGACAGTCTGAATACAAAATCCAAACTGCACCAGGCGTAGCATCTAATAAAGGTGATCCAATGTCAATCAATGACGGTGGAGCAACTGCAGGCGATGCTGGTAAGGTGCAAGATGCTTCTTTTACTACTACTGATGATGGTGGAAATGGCGGAACTGCGTGGACAACTGCGAACTCTGCTCTTTTAATAGGTGTTTTCAATGGAGCGTTCTTTATTGATTCTAATGGAAAACCTACATTCTCAAATAATGTAGTAGCATCACAAGCAACGTCAAAAGACTACAACACTGGGTCTAATGACATATTAGCTTTCATCAACGATAATCCTGATCAGGAATATGTTGTAAAAGCTGATGCGGCTTTAGCGGATACTCTTCTTGGAGTTAATCCCCATAAAGGCTTTAATACTAATAACTACACAGCAACAGATAACAAAGATGGTCAATCGATCACTACGTTAGATGTTGGTTCTACTGCTACAACAGCAATGTTTTCAGTAGTAAGAAACGCAAACGATCCTGAAAATAAGGACCAAACAGCCCCTGGCTGTAACTTCGTGGTCACTATTATGAAGGGTTCTGCGCTGTATAACTAATAGCAAATAGGAGTATATAACTATGGCAATATCAAGAGCACAACTAGTTAAAGAACTAGAGCCTGGTCTAAATGCACTATTTGGACTAGAGTACAAACAATATGCTAACGAGCATGCTGAAATATTCGACACGGAAACATCTGACAGAGCTTTTGAAGAAGAAGTAATGTTATCTGGTTTCGCGAATGCGGCAGTAAAACCTGAAGGTCAAGGTGTAACATTTGATGATGCACAAGAAACTTTCACAGCACGTTACACTAACGAAACAATAGCACTTGCTTTCGCGATCACTGAAGAAGCGATCGAGGACAACTTGTATGACAGACTAGCGTCTAGATATACAAAAGCATTAGCAAGATCTATGGCAAACACGAAGCAAGTTAAGGCAGCAGCAGTATTGAACAACGCGTTTGATTCAAACTTTGCTGGTGGTGACGGAGTAGAACTTTGTTCTGCTGCACACCCAACTTTAGCGGGAACTTTCTCTAACGAGTTAGCAACACCTGCTGAACTTAACGAAACTTCATTAGAACAGTCGTTGATTGACATCGCGGCGTTTACTGATGAAAGAGGCTTGAAAATTGCAGCACAAGGAGTGAAATTAGTAATTCCTTCTGCTTTACAATTTACTGCTGAAAGACTGATGAAGTCTGCTGGCAGAGTAGGCACAGCTGATAATGACATTAACGCAATCGCGTCAATGGGAATGGTTCCGCAAGGATATGTAGTAAACCACTACTTAACTTCTGCGAAAAAATTCTTTATCAAAACAGATGTACCTAACGGTCTTAAGCATTTCGTAAGATCACCTATCAAAACTTCAATGGAAGGTGACTTCGATACAGGAAACGTAAGATACAAAGCTAGAGAGAGATACGTATTCGGATTCTCAGACCCTAGAGGTATCTTCGGATCAAACGCAACGTAATAAATAATTTAAAGGGGCC